GATTTAGTTAATTACTATTATGACTAAAAAATATGACGGTTTGGATGAAGCATTTGACGTTGAAGTTTCAGATGTTCAAATAGATAAAACAAAAGTTGATAACAAAATTGAAAAAATCAAATCATCAACTGAGGACATCAATAAAGATTACGAATATACTAGAGGCAATCTTTACTCAATAATAGAAAAAGGACAAGAAGCAATCAATGGTATTCTTGAACTTGCTCAAGAGAGTGAGATGCCAAGAGCATATGAAGTAGCAGGTCAACTTATTAAAAACGTTTCCGATGCTACTGATAAGTTGATGGATCTTCAGAAGAAACTGAAAGATGTTAGTGAGGAAAAGGATCAAAAAGGTCCTACTACGGTGAATAATGCCCTATTTGTTGGTTCTACAGCGGACCTTCAAAAAATGCTAAAACAAGCAAGTCAGACAGATAAATAGTTTTTCAGGGAGAGAAATCCCAAAGTACTGCACTAATAGAATGTCTAACGAAGACTTGCCGTCAATAAATGATATAGTAGAGGAAAATAACTTACCCTCATATAAAGATTTTATAGAGGAAAAGGAACTTCCATCAATAGAAGATTATGAGGAAAATGAACTTCCATCAATAGAAGATTATGAGGAAAATGAACTTCCATCAATAGAAGATTATATTACAGAATCGCCCAAAGAAGAAGGTTTAGTTGAAGAAATAAAGAATATTGACCCTGTTTTATCGGAGACTGCACCAGAATGGTCAGAACTGATAAGTCTTGTTAATGATTTAAGGAAAGAGATACCGGAAATACCAGAAATAAAATATTATGATGAAGAGTTAAGTGATTTAAGTAGTAAACTAACTCATATTGAGGAATATTTTGTACAGTTTGATCAAAAAAGTAATAAAATTGATGACTTAGATGTAAAAAATGAACATCTTGAGGAAAAATTAACTGAAATTGAATCAAAAATACCTGAAATACCAACAATAAGGCATTATGATCATGATATTGAACATATTAATGATAAGATAATACAATTAAAGGAAGATATATCATCTTTACCTGAGATCAAACACTATGATAGTGATATATCATCTCTTATAGAAGAACTTAATAAGGTAAAATCTGGAGATGTACCTGTTTTTAACTGGATTGGAAATACTTTCAGTACCATTGACGAAGATTTTAATAAAGTTAAGGGACATCTTGATATAATTAAAGATAAAATATCTTTTGATGTATCAGAACTCAATGAGACTATTCAAGTAAAAGATTTTGAGCAGAATATAAATGTCAAAAATCTTAAAGATAATATTAGTGAAAAAATTAATCAGACTAATACCCAATTAACTGAGACTAAAGAGAAAATATATTTTGAACTAAGTCAATCATCATTAAAAGTTTGGGAACATCATAGAGAGTTTAAAGACGACGACAGAAAACTAAAGAAAGCAATTCTAAGTGAGCAAAATAAGTTAAAACAGAAGTTAGAAAAAGAAATTACTTCTGTTAATGAGCAAAGTACCAAAACAGACGAGACTCTCTTAAAGTTTTTTAATGATCTTAAAGGGGAAGTAAATTCACTTCCAGAAGTCAAATATTATGACAATGAAATATCTTCTATTACAAAAGATATTGATTCTTTAAAAGTAACTGTTAGTGAACTTAAGGGTATTGCATTATTAATTAAGAAAGATCAAAAAACATTAAAAGAAAATTATCTCCTTAATGAACCACCATCAGTAAAAGAAAAAGCAGGGGGACAAACTGACTCATTAACACCTCTTAATCAAAAGTTTGCGACTCTTGATGATCTATCAAATCACTATAGATTATTCATCAATAGAATCACAACTCAACTCTCCACCATGGGCGGCGGCGGAGAAACAAGACTTCAATATCTTGACGATATTGCAGGTATTGCTACAAACATCAATGCCTATGATGGAATGGTTCTTCAGATTGACTTAAGTCAAACCGGAGAGGATAAGCATAAGAAATTTAAATTTGCTCCAGGTGGTGGTGGTGGTGTTGGTGCTGGAGGAACCTGGCATACTGATAGTATTGGTATCTCTACTGACAAATCTGTTGGAATTAATACCTCATCTGCGGTGACAGGAAAGTCACTATATGTCGTAGGTGATGTTCAGTTCACTGGCAATCTAAGTGTTGGTGGTACTATCACCAAAGAAGATATTAAAAACTTAGATTCAATTGGAATCATTACTGCAAGATCTGGTATAGATGTCTTATCAAATGGTGTAAATGTTTCTGGTGCATCTACAATTAGTACTGGCATTGGAACTGTTCATGTTGGATATGGTAATACTACATTATTAGTTGATGGTGATGCTAGAATTACTGGCATTCTTACTATTGGTACTGCCTCTGTTACTATTGACGGAAATAACAATACAGTAAGTGTTGGTATAGTTACGATTACTAACTCCGAGGTCATTTTAGGCAATAACGTTACCATAAACGCTAGTGCAACAGGTATCAACTCTGCTCCTAATGTTTTCTATGTTGCTAAAGATGGGGATGATACCAATAATGGCACATCAATCGATAATGCTAAACTGACCATTGCTGGTGCTGTTGGAGTAGCACAATCTGGATCAGTTATCAAAGTGTTGTCTGGAAATTATGTTGAGAGCAATCCAATTGACCTTCCAGCATTCGTTGCCGTTGTCGGTGACGATCAAAGAACTGTAAAAGTTTTACCAAGTAACGCTACACAAGACATCTTCCACGTCAATAAGGGATGTAAGTTAGCAAATATGACCTTCTCTGGTCACCTCGCTCCTGCTGCTGCGGTTGCTTTTCCTACTGGAATCGCAACTAATGTCGGTGGTGGTAAATGGAAAGGTCCATACATCCAAAACTGTACTAGCGACACAACAACAGGAACTGGTATCTTCATTGATGGAAACAAAGCAGTAAAAACCAAGTCAATGAATGTTGATGCATTCACTCAATATAATCAAGGTGGTGTTGGTGTTGCTGTAACCAATGAAGGATATGCTCAGTTAGTGTCGGTATTTACAATTTGTTGCAATGAAGCAATAACAGTACACAAAGGAGGTCAAGCAGATCTTGCTAATAGTAATTGCAGTTTTGGTACATTTGGATTGGTTGCTAATGGAGTAAGTAATCAACAATTTACCGGTATTGTAACTTCAAGTGGTGCTGTTGGACAAGATAATATTGTTGTGAATGTAGGTGCTTCTACTACGAGACCATATGATGGACAAGTTGTTTATTTTGACCAACTCTATAAGTCTGTAGAATCTATCACAATAACTAATGGAGGAAGTGGATATACTTCTACCCCATCAGTAACCATCACATCTCCCACAGGTCCAAACGGAGAAGTGGCATCCGCATTTGCCACTCTTGAAGGCGGTGTAGTAACAGAAATTGACATTATTAGCAGTGGTAGTCAGTACACAAGCACTCCTACTATCACTATCTCTGCTCCAGATTCAGGCACAACGTCCACTGCTACAGCAGTGATGGCAGATACCTACTACACAATAAATAGTGCTACACCCATAGTGTCTGGAATTACAACATTAACACTTGCTGAAAATTTACTTAATACTGTTGGAGTAACATCCACTGCTTATTTCTTCCAACAAAGTAAAATTATTGCTAGTTCTCATACCTTTGAATACATTGGTTCTGGAAACAATATCACATTAGCTACTCCAAAGAGAGGCGGTGTAACTATTCAAGCAAATGAGGTAAAGAGTAAAAATGGTGGTAGAGTAATATATACTAGTACTGACCAAGCTGGTAATTTCAGAATTGGTGATGACTTTCAAATCAATCAAGCAACAGGGACAGTTAGTGGTAGAGCATTCTCCAAAAGTCTGTTCTCAGAAATGACCCCTTTCATTCTAGCACTTAGTTAAATGGCACAACTAGCACTTAATAGATTTAAGACTGAAACTATTCAGTTGACAACAAGCGATCAAACAATATACACAGCACCTACTGGATATACAGGTATTATTTTATATGCACATGTAACAAACTATGCATCAGCATCAACCACTGTAACTATGTCTCATGTAAGAGGTGCAACTACAACTGAGATTATTAAAGAAGCGACAGTTCCGGTTAATGATGCTTATATTCCTCTTGATGGTAAGTTAGTTCTGCAAACCAATGACTCAGTGAAAGCAAATGCTGGTGCTGATAGTACACTTAAAGTTCTTTTATCAGTATTGGAGACTGCAAACTAATGCCTAGACTTATTAGTGAGATTAACTCAGGTGGTGGAGCAGTAGGGATTGCTAGTGATGGTGTTGATTTAGGCAATATGAAGAAGATTGACTATAATAGTAATAGAATTGAATTCGATAATGTTAGTGGTGTTGCTACAGTGTTCTCGAATCCATTAACAATAATGGGATTATAAATATTATGAGACCTTTTTATTGTTACAATGAACGAAGGCAATCTTCATAAATGGTTTAAGGGATCAAAATCCAAAGACGGCAAGTCTGGATGGGTTAATGTTGTCACTGGTGGAACTTGTGCAAGTGATAAACCTGGNGAAGGAACTCCTAAGTGTGTCTCATCATCTAAAAGGGCAAGTATGACTAAAGCAGAGAGAAAATCTGCTGCTCGTCGCAAAAAAGCAGCAGATCCTGGACAACAATCCAAGACTGGTGCTGCAAAACCAACATATGTTTCTACAGACAAACCAAAAAAAGTAAAAGAAGAGATTGAACTTACTGATGCATACGGTGAACCTTTTGCAGTAATTCAAGACATTATCAAGACAAAACCCATGAAAACAAACGCACCTGATATTGAGTCATATGAGACTTATGATATCGAAGCAATGACTGAGGAAGATAAGAAGGGTAAAAGTAGTGGTAAGAAAGATGCCTGCTATCATAAAGTAAAAGCAAGTGCTTCTGTATGGCCTTCAGCATATGCCTCTGGAAGACTCGTACAGTGCCGTAAGAAGGGTGCTAAGAACTATGGTAATAGTACTAAGAAAGAAGAGTTTGAGAACCTTCCAGTACTCTCTCAAATGCAAATCAATGCAATGAGAAATGCTGGTATTGAGGTTGATGTCCTTAATGAGAAATGCTGGGTTGGATATACCCAAAAAGGCATGAAGAAGAAAGGTAAAAAGATTGTACCTAACTGTGTTCCTGTCGGAGAAGAAGTAGAAGAAGTTACAGAAGCAATGAGAGTGCCTGCTCAAAATGGAAATGTATACCTTGTAGCATTTACCTGGAAAGGTAAGTATATGATGATGAAGTTATTCTTCCCTGAGATTAAAAAACCATCTAGAAAAGAAGTTCAGTCTGCACTTGATAAAGTCTATCCTGGTTCAATGATTTCTAGATTTGATCTATCTGCTCTTGACAATAAAGAACTGTATATCAACGTATCTTGTTCAGAAGAAACTGAGGTTGTTGCTGAAGATGATAAATCTTACGATAGGAATCGTAAGAGAGCCGCACAAAGAGCAGCAGACAGAAACGCAGCAAGAGCAGCAGGTAAAACTGGTGCAGTCCCTGGCGTAGGTTATGTAACTGCTAGAAAGGAGAAAGAAACCTATGTTGATTCAGCAGGCACAACTCGTCACAAGTCTGGTGCTAAGAATGAAGAAACTGAGGTTGCTGAGGCAGTAAAAGGTCAAGATACTGAAATGAGAAAAACAGCATCTGCCGAAAGAAAGTCAGGCGAAAAACGTCTTGCTCCTTCAAAAGGAAAAGGATATGCTGACCAGCAAAAGCAATCCATCAATTATATGGATAAAAAAACCAAAAATAATAAAATTATTGTTGGTATGACTCACGAAGAAACTGAAGTTGCTGAAGGAGCCGCTTGGACAAAAAAGTCTGGTAAAAACTCCAAAGGGGGTTTGAATGAAAAAGGACGTAAGTCATATGAAAAAGAAAATCCTGGTTCTGATTTGAAGGCACCTTCAAAGAAAGTTGGAAATCCTCGTAGAGCAAGTTTCTGTGCAAGGATGAAAGGAATGAGGAAGAGGCAGAAACCCTCTAATAATACAGGAGATGATAGATTGTCTAAATCATTAAGAGCATGGAACTGCTGAGTAACTTATGAGTAATGATGTTTATTTGGGTAATCCCCTTCTTAAGAAGGCAAATTCCCCTATTGAGTTTTCGCAAGAAAATATTGAAGANTANATTAAATGCAAAAAT